TCTTAGAACCATTAAAAATGGAATAGTATACAATTTTATATTTTAGTCCGTCCAAATTATCTATCTCGGTTTTAGAGTTGGTCCACCCAGTTAGTTCTTTAATTTGACTCCACAAGTCTTTTTTGGCTGTGTGAGTTGTGTCGGAGAGTCTATTTATCAAATCTTTTCTGTGTACGACAACGACGGATTCGTCTTGTCTAGCGTATTGTTCTTTCAAACCAGTCAAAATGTCTTCCAAAGCTTCTCTTACAGTGTCGGATTCCTCCTCTTCTAGATCTATAGTCTCTGTGTGATCACCTATCTGATACGTGAGTCTCTTGTAGTCGAGAGGAGGAGGAACCTCTTCTTCTTCCTCTAAGCTTGCTTCTAACCTTGTTTTGATAAATTTGTTTATGTAGTCGATGCTAGCGTCGTAGTTGTTTACGATAAAGGCGACGATCTCCTTTAGATCGGTAAACTTGATTCCATGGTACATCTCAGACCTATTTTCTTTGTTTTGGTGTTCTATAGGTGCCTTGGGGTCGTTCCACTTGAAATCGGCTAAAAGTTTCTGAATATGGGCATCCACATCCTTGGAATTGTAACACTTGATAGCCCAAACGTAGTAATAGTCGTCTAGACCTTTAGCTCGACCCGTGTTATAGGTTCCAATGCGACTACTTAAACGTATGGTACAAACAGACGCTCGATAGCATAGTATTTATTTGTGGCTATCATTCCATCTTCTTCTCTTTAATGGTTATCCTCTTCATAAACTTGTTGACTCTTATAGCCTTTCTTTCGGCCTTAACTCTAGCTTCCTTTTCTTGTTCTAGCTGTTTTTGTAACACTTCTTCCTCGGCTTCTTTATGGCCAATTTCTCCACTGCTTCAGCCAGTTGGTTTTCAACTTGAAAAGAACCATACTTACGGATACTTGTAAGAATGGTCTTACACACCAGTTTTTGAAATTCTTTGGCGAAAGGAGCGTTGCTGTGCATAATAAGGTTGTATAAACCAGCTTCCGATATAAAAGGAACCTGTCCTTCGTTGTGTGTTATATTATGGTTGATTCTACCTAAGTAATTAGGGTTCTCACTTAGTGAGAACCCTAATTCTTTAAGGTTCTTTTTATCTTCGAAATCAACATACCTAAACAACGCATTTTTAGAGTCTTTATATCCCAAGACTTCACACACGTCTCTCCCACAAAAGCAGGGGTCTTCGATAGTGCCGCATAATCTAATTTGGTGGTCTCTACCACCCATATTAATAGTCAGGTATTCGCGACACTTGGTTAGGTCAATTAAAGCATTCATAGTAACTTGTTTATTATACATTTTTCTTGGTTAAATTTTTCATTTTTTGTTCTAATCCTTTATTCTTCGTCTCTAAGAGTCACACTCACAGTACTCGTTTTCGACTACTCGGGTCAAATTAAAGTAGACTCGGTAATTTATCCATAAATGAAATTTTAACCATAAAACTAAGATTTTTCACAATGTTGTTTTTAGAGTCTCAAATTGAAAAGTGAGAGTCGAGTGAGAGACGACACTCATTCTTACTTTCACTCGACTCCTCTCAAAAATCTCAAAATCTAAGAGTCCCCCAAAAAGTAGCGGTTCGAGACAAATCGCTCGATACAAATTGAAATTTTTCTCATAAAAAAAGTTAAAAATAAAGTATAATGGAATCATACTTTAAAGAATATATATTTGACGAAGAAGTGGTTGTTTTACCCAAATATTTAAATGGAGATTTAATGGAAAATTTAAGGTTGCTTTTAACCAATAAATATCCCAAAACATTCAAGAACAAAGGGTACATTTCAAACATTAAAGTTCTATCGATATTGGATAATATTATAACATTGTCTGGTCAAATCATCTTTAAAATTAGTATAAGATCTGATTTGTATATACCTGAGGTTAACCATACCTTTACTGGACAATTGAAAAAGGGATCAGATAACAAATATAAATGGGTTGAAATTGGACCATTAATTATTTATTTAATAAACAAAATTGATTTAGATGCAGGGTCAACCATAACAGTTAAAATAGTCAATATAAAGTCTGATAATACCTTATGTTTCGGGACGGTGATTAATTAAATTTTTTATGCTTTATTGGAGCATAAAAAATATTTCGTGGGAAGCGTTAACTTTAACTTTAAAAATGAAATTTTTTCAATAAAAAAAATAAAAATAAACATGGCTAATAAGACTATAACTTATACAGTAAAAAATGACATCCAACACGTTCTAGATTGCTCGGATGTGTATATAGGAGACGTGGAGTCAGTCCAACGCAAGGATTACATCTTCGACGATGTTACCCAGAAGATCGTGCTCCAAACCATCTCTACACCGGAGGCTCTTGTTCGCATTTTTGTCGAAGTCTTGACTAACGCAGTCGACAACGCGGAAAGAAGCAAAGATAGTTTAAAATGTAAGGTTGTTAAGGTTAACGTTAACCTTGAAACCGGTTTAACAAGAGTGTGGAACGATGGTCAATTTATACCTATTGTGAAAAATAAAGATCACAATGTTAAAGGTAACCTTCAATCCGAACTATTGAACGACGAAGATAAAAAAACTTTTGAGAGGTTAAACGACCTTTATATTCATACTTTAATTTTTGGGCATTTTAGGTCAAGTTCCAACTATGACAATGAAAACAGTCTACTTTCGGGTAAAAATGGAGTTGGGGTTAAGTGTACCAATATATTTTCAAAGTTCTTTTCTGTGACTGGTATCGACCCTGAAAAGCGGTTGAAATTTTACCAAGAATGGAAGAACAATATGACCACAGTAACCGAGCCAAAGGTAACAGAATGTTCAACCGTTTCTGGTTCAACTGAAATTAGGTATATACCAGATTTTCAAAGGTTTAAGATGACCACATATCCGAAAGAAATAATGGGAATTTTTAAAAAACTTGTGATCGATGTAAGTTCTCTTTTACCACAAACCAATTTCTATTTTAATGGTGAAAAAATACCTGTAAAAAATCTTCAATCTTATGCTGAGCTGTACTATAATGAAATTCCAAAGGATGTTTTAACCATCAAATACGAAAATTCTGAAGTGGTAATTGTTGGTTCAGAAGTTCCACATTCTTCCGTTTCTTTTGTCAATGGTCAAATAACAGGTGGAGGTGGGCAACATGTTTTGAGTTGGACTAGAACCGTGTTTACAAGCTTACTGGAAGCATTAAATAAAAATAATAAAAAAAATATAAAGTTGACAAAGGCTGATATTGCACCATTCTTTCAATTTTTTATTCACTCACGTGTAAACAAACCTAAATTTGACGGTCAAAATAAAAATACTCTTAAAACTCCAAAGGTTGATTCATCCATTGAAAAATCGCAAATTAATAAAATTTTAAAATGGGATGTAATAACCTTGATTAAAAATAAAATTTTAAGGTCGAAAGAACTATTGGCTCTGAAAAAAATTGAAGGTCCTCGTAGAAAAATAGTTCTTATCGATGGTTACGATCAAGCTAACAATCTCGGTATGGATAGTATCTTGATTGTGTGCGAAGGACTATCTGCCAAATCATACGCAGTCTCTGGCATTCAAACAGGAGTACTTGGGAAAAAGGGTAGAAATCACTTTGGGATACTACCGCTACGAGGAAAATTTCTCAATGTCAAAAATGTAAACATTTCTAAAATAACGAATAACAAGGTTGTTTCGGACCTTATTAAAGTTCTTGGACTTAAATTTGGAGTAGACTACTCTCAACCTCAAAATTTCAAAACTTTAAACTATGGTACACTTTTAATCTTAACGGATGCGGACAAAGATGGTATACATATTGAAGGTCTTTTAATCAACTTTTTCGCTGAACTTTTTCCTTCTTTAATTAAACGTAAAGGGTTCATCGTAAGCATGAAAACTCCGATTGTTAAAGTTTTCACAAAAAAGGCTGAAGAAGACCTTTTATTTTACGACGAAAATACGTTTGAAGAATATAGAAAGAATCATCCACAAATTAAAAATTTTAAATATTTTAAAGGGTTGGGTACTATTGGGCCTAAAGATACTCCATTGTTTTTTGGTAAGAAACTTGTCAAATACGAATACGATTTAACGAGTGAAGTATCCATTAATAAAGTGTTTAAAGATGAAAATGCAAACGAGAGAAAAGTGTGGTTAAATTTATACGATCCCAAGGTATCCAAATTTTCTTTGGATATTTTCACCTCAAATATAATCGATATTAACGTTAGCGATTTTGTGGAGAATGAAATGATTAAATTTTCGTATGAAGATTGCAAGAGGAGTTTAGCCTCATGTATCGATGGGTTAAAAGAGTCTCAAAGAAAGGTTATCTACGCCATTCGTAAAAAATTTAAATCTTTAAAGAAATCCGACTTTATTAAGGTTGCCCAATTGAGTGGTTACGTAGCGGAACAAACAGACTACAAACATGGTGAACAGAACCTTTGTGAAACGATAGTAAAGTTTGCTCAGACTTTTGTTGGTACCAATAACATTCCTTTATTGGTACCAGATGGTCAATTTGGTACCAGATTGGAAGGAGGCAAAGACTCGGCAAATTCAAGGTACATTTATACCAGGCCTCAAGAAATTTTAAAATATATTTTTAGGGAAGAAGATGATCCTATTCTAGAGCATACATCCGAAGGTGAACCGGTAACCTTTTTTCCGATTATACCCATGGTTCTAATTAATGGTTGCGTTGGTATAGGAACCGGGTGGTCGTGTTCTATACCTCAATATAATCCAAAGGAGATTGTTGACCATTTGTATAAAAAATTAAAAGAAGAATGTGACGAGGTGGAAGAGAGGCTTGATATTGATCCGTTTTATAAAAATTTTAAAGGTAAAATAAAACCTTTGGACGATACAAAAACAAAATATAAAAGTTTTGGTCGTATGAAGTATATAACCGACGATGTTATCAACGTGACTGAATTGCCCATTGGAGTGTGGACCGACAAATTTAAGGAACACTGTTACTCTTTAATCGAAAAAGGATTGATGACAAAATTAGTCAACGAAAGCACCATTGAAAACGTAAATTTTTCTATTTATGGTCTGGAAGACCCTTCTTACCTGAAGATGACCACAACTATTTATACAACAAATATGGTCTTGTTTAATCATAAAAATATCATAACAAAATATGAACGAGTAGACGATATTTTTAAGGAGTTTTATATCTCTCGATTAAATTGTTACGAACTGAGAAGGCAACATCAATTAAAGGTCTTGCGATACCAAATTACATTGAATGAAAATAAACTTAAATTTATCCACACCGTAATTGACAATGAAAAATTTTTAAAACAAGATGATGAAACCATTATCCAATTTTTAGAAGAAGAGGACTTCTTAAAGGTGGATAAATCCTTTAATTATCTACTCAATATTCAAATAAGGAGTTGTACTCTGAGATCGGTTAAAGCTTTAGAAACCACCATTACTACTCTAAAAAAAGAATTTGTTGAATTAATGGAGAAAACCGCTTCTCAGATTTGGCTTAAAGAATTGGGTGAATTAGAACCTTATCTGTCAAACTAGAAATGCAGAAAATTGAGTATTAATTTAAGAAAATATAAAGTAATCAAAATACCATAACAAAATGAGTTTGAGAAAAATTAATTTAAATGGAGAATATCAACCATTTTATGGTTACACTATACTCGGGATGTTAGATTCCGAGTATATAAAACATGCAACAGCTATTGAGAACTTTATCCGAACATCATCTTTAAAAGATTATTTTACACCATTACCAACTAACACTTACCACATGACGGTGTTTAATATTTATGTAGTCGGAGGACCTGAAATACCACCTGTTTCAAAATGGTTGGAGAATGGTGACCAGATAGCTTCAAATAGTTGGTTACCAGATGAGGTTTTGTGTAAAGAAAATATGGCTGCGTATAATCTTTTAAATAATAGTCCAGATTTAAAGTTAACAAAAACCACGTTTAAATTTTCAAAAAAAAGTATTGGAGTTATGGTTGAAATGGAGGATAACGAATATAAAAAAGTATCAAACATCCGCACTGAATTGTCAAAAATATATGAACATCCAGACGCGTCTTTGACTAGAGAGAATTTCCATATTACATTTGCTTATGGATATTCAAAAAATAAATTTAGCAAACAAAACATCCATGATTTAAAAATTTTAGAACAGATGGTTAATTCAACCTTTCAACTACTTACCATAAAACGTCCAGAAGTATACTTATTTAACAGTATGGACAATTATGTGGCTTTTGATGATTTTTGTACCTCAATATATCAATAGTAGTTGTTTTGTATGTTTTTAAAGCTTAAAACAAGCTTTAAAAACTTCTCTTCTTCTTCCTTCAATCTTTGGTAAAAAAATATGTAGAAATAAAGATGTCGTCTATTTCTTATAAAAAGCTTGATACTATACCAAAATTATTGGAAAATTTATGGTCGGTTTTTCCAAATATTATCGCTTTAGATAACACTACTCAAGATCCAGCTATAGGTTTGTTTGGAGCACAATTAGTAAAAGATATGATAATAATCCCGACTATACAAAATTCAGTTGAATTTTGTCAGCTGGTTCAAAACGGCACCATTGAGATTAAAGCATTTGCTAAAGGTGGCTTTGGCCAAGTGGGAGACCTTACCATCAACGAAGATCAACGAGACCAACAATTAAACGCTATTGTGGTATCCATAAAGCGATATGGAGGGTTTGAACTTTTTTACGTTCCGGTAATTTTAAAACTATACTTTAATCAAGAGTTTCCTCAATGGTATACATCCCCCATATCTTCATTAACTAAATTACATAATGCTCTTTTTATATCGGACCCGTTGAGTGAAATGGTATTTGGAAGCATGTTGGGGCATTTATACGATATCGGAGTATGCCCGTTTTTTACAAAATACTTTGGAGCCTATATTTGTAACAATAACAAACAGACGAGTATTATTACCGAAAAGGCTAATTTTGAGCTTAAACAATTGATATCGCGTAATAGTAGCACTCCGGTAATAACTACACGACCTATGGCTATTTTAAACCTTTTATTTCAATATGTGTATGCATTGTACATTATGAAAATTTATTATGGTCTTGTACACTTTGATACTCAACACCGTAATATAATGGTTAGTTATATTCACGATGATATCTTCAAATTTAATGGTGTGATTCCAACATCTTATATTTACCAAGGTGAAAATATATCTACTAAAAAATTAATACTGTTTCAAACCCATAAAACTAAAAATGATAAACCAATCTATATTTGTATCCATAATACCGGTCTTCTTCTAAAAATCATAGACTATGGTGTGTGTTGTGCACATATGGATAGGTCGATAATAACCAAGTACCGTGTTAACATGAGTATTTCTTCTATACCTGGTGATCTTAACCGTATTAATGCTCAAAAAGCATACGAGAACACTGTTAGACATACTCAAGGTGTAAATTCTACCTTAGCATATTCCAACACGGTTGACCTACAGTATACCATTAACAATATATATGAACATATCCTAAAAGGACTCGATACACATGTGTATCGAGCGAATCCAGACTTAAAGGCACCATTAGAAAACGCTGAAATGTTAAAGTTATTAAAACTCTTCACTCAAAGGTTCTTTGGTACCAGCATTGAAGATCATTTAAACCAACACCCAGAACAACAAATACAACTAAATTCTAAAGGAAAACTATCATGGGTCTCTTATCATCATGATGTCGGACTTACAGACTCGAAATGGTCATCACCTCTCGCTTTGTTGGAAGGGTTGATTAACGTGTGCGATAAAGGTATAGAAAAGGCCTTAAAATTCAAAAAATTACCTATTAAAGAAGGGTTCATTGTATACTTTGAACCGGAAGTTGGTACTTTACTAGCCGAATCCTCCTTAAATGATACCAATACTCTTTTATTGAATACGACAGCGTCGGATTACCAGACTACAATGAATCAATTTTCAAAGTGGATGAAAACCAGTAAAGCATATCATTCAAAATGTAAAAATAATATGGTCAGTTTAGAGTGTAAAAATTTAAAAACGGAAGTTTTAAAAAATAGCTTATATTCAACCACAACTAAAAAATTATTTTCGCCGAATCCTACTAATATATTTGGTTCTCAGAACCTTATAAAAAGTAATACTCTATTTGACTATTATCAATATCAATTCAACCCTAAAGCGGCTAAAATCGACCGAAATGCATCTGGTGGTTTGGTGTATCAAACATTTCAATCGTGGTTAGATTTTAACCTTATTCCAGAATCCAGAGCCGGTCTGTATGTTGAGACCATTTTCTTACACATCTTCAAACTAAAGACGTTACAGACCATTGAAATAAAAAAAGGTATTGATCTATGGAATGGTTCCATACAATCTTTAACTGAACCAAACGGTCTTAGCATTAACGGTGGATATTTTATAGTTAAAGGGAACCTAAACAAATTATATCCTAAATTAACCGAGTCTAGCTTATTTAAACCTATAGGTTATTCATATGTAAGTGGAAGTCTTGATAATGGAACCATTTTACCTTTTCCAGATATTTATGATGATGATTTGGGAGTGGTTTATGGAACCTTTGGGGATAAAGTAAAAGGCGATGGAACATTGTTGTTGGATCATTGGATCACATTCCGAAACAAACACGCCTTGATGGACGATGTAGTCCATTACGAGGCTATAAATGGTAAGATAGTCGAACAACCTATCAAATCGATATCTATGGATAATAATGCTTTAATAGGTCAAAGAGTTACAAATTTTTCAGGTTCAAAGTACGACTTTGCGTTCGTTACAGGACCAATACTTATAGTTGATGGAAAGGTTGTTTTTACCAATGAAAAAATGAATAATCAAGTTATGGTTGTGAATAATCAACTCGTTCATACTGTTCCGGGAGCTCAAAACTCGTACAAGTATAGGGCCGCGCCAGGCGAAGGTAACCAATATTATGGTATGAGACACTCGCATCGATATATGGTTCATAACATACTGGGTATGGACACTCAAGGCAAATATTATATTTTTCTATGCGAAGGTCGAGGTTTTGACGCGCCAGGCTTAGATAGGGTACAATTAAGCTATCTAATTCAAAAATTCAAAATTAGCTCAGCTATAGCCTTAGATGGGGGCTTTAGTGCTAACGCGGTTTATAAAGATTGTAATGGTGAAGTGTGCAAGCCAATGTTTACCTTAAATGATCCTGAAAAAAGAAGTCTTGGTATTAGCTTATACTTTTCCTAAAAAAATAAAAATTTTTAATGATACAAAGTCTCATTAAAAATAAAATTAAACTATACATTTCCCAATCTTAGATTTAGGTGTATGAAAGTCTATAAATAGCGTTGGATCTTTCCATTCTATACGGTTAATACAGTCCACAAAATATTTAAATGATTTCATATCTTTGGTTTTGGATAAATCTGACCACAGCGCGAATCCATGCAGCATACCAACTGTTCTGGTATAACCACACGCTATTAGTTTGTTGTACAAATCCAAGTTTTCACGGCTCAATTTGACCAGTTCATCGGGCGATAAGACGGTATCAAGAATACCGTCGCAATGGACGTCTGGAACGTGGAAATCAACCAGTTTGGTCGTATCTACTTTTAAGGTCTTATTAAGCATATTAACCGTGTGTGTTTTCAATGTCATTAAATCCTTTAATAGGCTATGTTTAGCCTTTATTGGCTTCAAAAGCATTAACAGTACTACAATCAAGAGCACGGATAGTAAGATAATGAGCTGATGCATTTATTTATTGTATCTTTTACCTTCTGTCCAAGTTTCAATGTGTTTTCTATCTGTATTGGAAATTATTTTATTTTTTCCAAGGCTTCTTTAATCTTAAAAAGTGCATTGTCGTCGTAAGATGCTTCTCTATCATAATAAAATGGTTTAATATGAATAACATTTTTAGGTTGATGTTCGGCCAAGTTTTCTAAATCGTCTACCAACATTACATCGTTCAAGTTTTTAAGGTTCCACTTCTCACTAATTAATTTTAAATCTTTGGTAACCCCATTAAAGTGCTTTTTAGACACGTTACAATGATGAGAGCATAAAAATAATTGAATTTTACGGTCTTCTTTAACCTTATTGTCTGGTTGAGTTATAAAATTTTTCACGACAAACACCGCGTAGTCTTTGGAGGAAGCTGTCCATATACCAACATTAAAATTTTTAAAAAGGTAATCTAAAAATTCTTGGAGGTGGGGTCTCTCGAATATGTCATAGTAGTCTTCCATCCTGACATTTCGGAATTTTTCACGTGCTTTGACTAGTTTAGTCTGATCTTTGACGAAAGCCAAGTCTTCCGCACAAATCAGAGTATTATCTAGGTCTAGTAAAATTAATTTTTTATCGTTGTCTTTCATCCTTTATTATAATAGTTTTTTTGAGTCGTCCGAGAGTGACGAATCTGTATTTCAGCCAAATACGAGACGAAATGGACAACGTTTTGACCACAAGAGTCGGAAGTACATGTAACTTTGAACAAAAAAATGAAAAATTTAACCAAGAAAAATATATAATAAATATGAATGCTTTGATTGACCTAACCAAGTGTCGCGAACACTTGACTATTAATATTGGTGGTAGAGACCACCAAATCAAACTATGTGGGACTATTGAAGATCCCTACTTCTGTGGTAGAGACGTGTGTGAAGTATTGGGATACAGTAATATTCAAAAAGCCCTTTATGAAAATGTTAAACCAAAACATAAACAGACCTTACAGACGTTGGTCCAACCCGGGGGGGGGTGCACCTCTTTAGGTTCATTTAAACCATTAACTTATAACGAAGGTAAATCCGTGTATATAAATGAACCTGGTTTATATAGTCTGATTATGAATAGCAATGCAAAATTTGCCGAAGAGTTTCAAGATATGGTCTACGAAACCATTCTTCCAAGTATCCGTAAGTATGGTTCTTATCAAGTTGAAAACCGACTGGCCGAAGCAGTGGAGAAATTAGCCATCAAAGATAAAGAAGTCGAAGACGCCGAAGAAAGAGCTAAACAAGCAGAGGAGGCCAGAATTAAGGCTGAACGTAAGTCTATTAGAATCAATAAATTTATGAAGAGAATAACCATAAAGGAAAGAAAGTTGGAATGGATCTATATAGCCACAACAAAATTCTACTCTCAAGAACGTATGTTTAAACCCGGTTCAACTACTCGTCTTAGTGCTCGTATTGGACCTTATAACATAGGTAGACCGTCTGAGGATGCCTACTACTATTGTTGGGTTATGAGATGCTACAATAGTAAAGATGTTGATTACCATATACAAAAGCTCTTAGCCGACTTTAAACACAGAGATAACGCCGAATTGGTGTGTGGTATAAAGTTCTCCGATTTAAGGGATATAATAGCCTTTATTGTGGAAAATTATGATGCGAGTATAGACTATATAAACAATTTTATTAGAACAAGGTTAAATGCAAGTTTAGAAGAGGATGATGAGCCCCCACCGCGTCTAGATTGTAGCAAAATTACCTATCAAATCGGGGAACACACAGAAACTATAAACGTTGAAGAGGAAGATCTAAGCGCAATAAGAGACGAAATGGACAACGTTTTGACTACAATTCAAGAACAACGAGAAGGATATATAGTTGTCGACAGAAAGGAATTAGTGAATCGACTTTCAAAGGTAACTAATGCACCCAAAAAAGACTTGTGGTGCCAAATCAAAGAACTAACCGGTTGGAAGGATAGCAAAACCGAGATAGACGATGGTTCCTTCAAGTATAAAATAGTCTACTAAGTTTTTAATGCTTTTTAAAAAGCACTAAAAATACTTTTTATAAATTCTTATTTAAATAGGTTATATCCGACTTTAATTTTTTAAGAGAGATATTAAAGTCGTTGATACTTATAAATTCTTCAGCATCAATGCACGGGTTAATTTTTATAAGCCAATAGAAGATGCAAGAGAACCATAAATTGTTCATTCTATCATTTAAAATTTTATTTTTCTTAAGGTGACAAGCAATTATAATTTTTTCAATTTCATCATAATATTTTAATGGAATATCGTACTTTCTAATTAAATCTTCCAATTTTTCCTTGTGTGTAGCGGTAAATGAATGAATTTGACCTTTAATTTTTAAAAGCTCTGTTTTGTCGCACGTCTGTAGAGCAACTTGACACAACCTTAAACCTTTCAGTCCCGTTTTATAGGTAATGTTGAACTTTAGTAGCAAGTCTTGAAAGTCAACCGGTTTTTCAATATGATGATAAGCATAATATAATGATGCACATAAAATTGACTTTTTATTGTCCCCTTTGACCAGCTTTTTTTTTGTTGTTAGATTAAAAATTTTTTCAGTGATATTAAGGGTACTCACGTCATTAATTCTAAAATCATTTTCTAATGTAGATATTATGCTCGATTTTGTCTTTAAAAGATTTATTTTGGGACCGTTATAATTAGTGGTTACTTCTTGTTTAAAACATTTATTAAAATGGGTGTAACACGTAGCACATGTTGATGTACCACAATAGTCTTTGATAATAGTATGGTGATCGCACATCTTTATTTATAATATGTTTTCGTCAAAAAATTTCAATTATTTTTGAACACCCAAGTATTCCACAACAAATAAATGGACTACCAACTATATGATTTTATACCGTTATATAACCCTATTCAAACATCCGCTTTCGATAGGGATATGTCAAACCTTAAGGAGTTTACCGAAAATAAGTTGGGCGAGGAGGAGGACTTTCCACAACACCCGGGTGATTTAATGCTTCATCAAAAGCTAATATCAAAATTTATCAACCCACAGACGCCATATGATGGTCTACTTCTAGTTCAAGAAATGGGTACCGGTAAAACCTGTACAGCAGTCGGAGTGGCTGAAGAATTTATTAAAAGTCGTCAGGATGGCTCAAAATTTCCATCTACAACTATAAAAAATGTTGTAGTTTTGACTAAGGGAAAGGGACTACAGAACAATTTTATCAATGAAGTGGCAAATGTTTGTACAAAAGGTCAATATCTCCAGGGTTTAGAAAAATATGTTCGAAACAGGGAAAGAAGAATAAAAAGAAATGTAAAGGTTAACTATACCTTTGATACGTTTGAAATTTTTGCAAAGAAACTATCACAGATGAGCGATCGTGAGAAGAACATAGTATACGAAAATTCTCTTTTTATAGTGGATGAAGCCCACAATTTGAGAGTATCATCCGTTGTGGAGGAAAGTCGTATTTATTCTCAAATATCTGGTTTATTTGACCTTTTACAAACCAAAAAAATTTTATTGCTTACAGGGACCCCAATGAAGGACAAACCAGAAGAAATTGTCGATTTGTTAAATTTAATATTAAAGGAGAAACTAACCTTGGAAGATTTGGAAAACGATACGTTATTTAAACAAAAAATAGGTGGATATATATCCTATTTGAGAGCAATGATGTCCGACGTTAATCGTAGGGAAGTTGGTGAACTAATGGGTACTTTGAGTCATTTCAAAGTTTATCCGGTGGCAATGGACAATTTTCAAACTAAAGTGTATTTGGAGGCTAAACGTAAAGACGACGAAGAAAGGTCGATTTTTAACCATTCAAGACAATCATCGCTTCTCGTGTTCCCAGACGGAAGTTATGGTAAAAGTGGGTTTGAAAAAAACATCCTTCAAACCGTAAACAATTACAAGTTGAAATCGCCACAAGTCGCTCTAGAGTTACAAAGAAATCTGAGTAAATATTCAGCAAAATATGCAGATTTACTCGACAAACTACAGAAAGACTACAAGAGAGGACGATTAGCATTTGTCTTCTCCGAATTTGTAAAAGGGTCTGGATTAATGGTATTAAGTCTCCTTTTAGAGTTGAATGGTTACTCTCGTGCGACACTTTCGTCCAATCTTAACAAACCTCAGAAAAGATATGTGATTTTTACGAATGAAACCAGCACAGACAGTCAAACTAGACAACTTATATCGTCGTTTAACAATGCAAAGAATATACACGGTGAATACATCTCTGTTATTTTGGGGTCTAGAGTAGTTATGGAAGGATTCAGCTTTAAAAATATTCAATCCGAGTACATTCTAACACCTCATTGGAACTATTCCGAGACTAGCCAAATAATTGCAAGAGGTTTAAGGTTGGGGTCCCACAACAACCTTATAAAGCAAGGAATAATTCCAGAAGTTAAAATCTACCATTATGTCGCTATGCCTGATAATGGTGACTCTATCGACCTAAAAATGTATCAAATTTCCGAAGAAAAAGATTTTCGTATACAAAAGGTTATTCGTCTCCTTAAGGAAGTCGCATTCGATTGTAGAATTAACAAGGTTCGAAATACCATAACAAATCCAACTTTAAATGATCGACGAGAATGCGAGTACACCAGTTGCGAGTACACATGCGACAACCCGATTGAAATTAAGGATGGTGACGACCTTAGAAACTACAATCTTTTATATTTTGAAAATAGCAAAAATTATACACTTTTGGAAAAATTTATACTTGAAAAGGTTATACAACAACCTATCACACTTGAGGAAATTATTCAAGAAACAAACCATTCTTATTTCGAAGTGTTGCTTGTGGTTCAAAACATCATAGGTTCGCGTAAAAGTCTATTTAATCGACCGGAAGGTTCATATTACCTTCAAAGTGTAAACAATATTTTTTTCATATCCACCAATATTACCGGTTTTAAAGAGGACCCAAGTCTCCTTGATTTCTATAATAAATATTCTACTATTTATAGGGGTAAAAGTATCGATGAAATGATATTTAACAATCAACAAGGTTTTATGGTCGATTTGATAGATAAAATTTTTAAAAGCAAAAATCTTGTAGAACTGCAAAAGGTAATGGTTCAACTACCCATATATCTTCAAGAAAAATTGTTAAGTTTGTGTATAAGCACCTCTTTCAAAGACACTCCAAACAATTTTGTTAGAGATATGGTTCTTAATAACTTTAAACTCTATTACAATTTAGATGGTCAAAAGGGCTTCATTTGGTTACACCCAGAAAAATACAAGTGTACAAATAATTTTGAAAATATAAATGGTTGGAGGGAGTGTACCTTTGAAGAGGCGAAACAAATCGAGGATATGAAGAAGAAGGGTAAAAGTAAAATAAAAATTGTTAATAACAAAATAGGTTACATAGGACTTTTAAATCGATCAACCAACGATTTTTGTCTAAGAAAGGTTGAAGATGACCAAGACGAAAATGTTGACAAAAGAAAACGAAATGTGGGTAAAAGGTGCCAGAATTGGAAGAAACAAGACTTGGTTGATTTGGTTTCAAACCGCCTTAAAATTAAGCCAGACGAAGATTTTGATTTTGATCAGTCCGATGTAGAAAAGATGCGAAATAACCCTAAATTAAAAAATATTTTAAATATAGATAATGGTACTTTAAAGGATTACAAAAGAGTTGCTTTTTGGAATGCCCAAGATATCAACTATTTGTGTACAAAAATAATGCAAAATTTGATGGATTCAAAATTGGTTATGGATGACCCCAATTGCGGTACATCTAAAAAGGTTCGATAGATTGTTTTTAATGCTTTTAGAATTTTTCACAAAGCCGCTCGGTGCCGGACACGATAGAAGAAGAATGCTTTTAGACAGCATTAAAAAGTGTAGTTTGTGTGTATGCTCTTTGTCGTCCGCTAAATTTAAAAATGATTTTTTTCTTGTAAAAAATTTTTAAAATAAAGAGAACCATGGTTGATGATAATATTATATACGTAGTTGTTGCGCTAATTTTAATGGTTTTGTATACCTATACTAAAAATAATATAAAAGCAGGGCGAAGCCAACCACCAAAAATAAGATTTATTTTGGTTAATGACAAGGCTACAGCACCTGAGAGGGGTACCGAAAGATCGGCTGGATATGACCTTAAGGCTTCTGAAAACTGTGTTATACCAGCAAGGTCTCGCAAAGCCGTAAAAACAGGGGTCAAAGTTGTTCTTCCCTTCAATACTTATGGTCGAATTGCATCACGATCGGGTCTTTCATTCAAGTTCGGTATTGAGGCAGGTGCAGGCGTTATCGACGAAGATTATCAAAACGAATTAATGGTCATTTTGCACAATCATAGCGACGTTGATTTTGTGGTCGAAGAAAAGGATAGAATTGCTCAACTTATAGTCGAAAGTATAATCTACCCTACAACCGTGATAGAAGATGTTAATGGTGTAGAACGGACCACAAACACGTGTATTCGTTCTGTAAGAGGTTTAGGTGGTTTTGGATCAACGGGAACCAAATAAAAAAATTTAAATTTTTTATGCTTTATAAGCATAAAAAAATTTTTTTGTGTCGAAAAGGTTAACACAACTCCATTTTGAGCTTTAATTTCGATTTCTTTTTTTCCAAAGAGGTGAATTTAGACCTTCTTTTTCTAGTTCTAGCTGACTAGTTGAAAAATCGAAAGATGGTTGAAAGAAATCATACTAAATTCGAAATTAATCCACTATTTGAAGTAATGATTCTTTGAACCATAAAGTAAATTTTAATCAAAAAGTATAGGGGGTAGTAATCAATACTTTGATGGTTAAATAAACCATCAAAATAACAATAATTTATTGTAAAATTTCTTTGGTTAAAGGAGCTAATATTCTGAATAATTGTTGTTTCGTTTCTTTATCAGCCATAATTTCACATTCTTTTTCAATATCTTCAATTGTAAGCTCTATCAACACCTTTAAATTTTTAATACCTTCAAAACCGTGTTTACTTTGGGTATTAATTATACGTTGTTTAGTTGCACATGCTAGAATATGATCAGACATTTTATTTTTATTATCAATCTTTTTAACTTCAAGAAAATTTTGATTACGTTTTTTGAAAAATACAAGGTCGGTACCAACCGTAACTCTAAAAACTAATCCTTCACATAAAACGTTCGAATTTAATTTACTTTGAAATTTAGGATCTAAAGTATCATATAATTCGGTAAACTTTCCAAAAGTAATATTAGGGACCAATTTAAGATTAAATTGTTTAGAATAATTTTCGATGATTCCCCAATCCATTATATTATTCCAAACAATATTATCGTTAGAAGTTTGCATATGGAAAAAATTAAAGTCTAATTCACCATAATCAATTTCTTTTTGAATTCCACCTCCGAATATTTCTCCAATAAATCTTATGTTTGTTTGTATCTTTAAAGATTTGTATATTTTTTTAAGGTTTGATTCAAGCTCTATATTAAAAAAATTTTTATAATTAAAAAAAAGGTCATTCACCTTTAAAATTTTTTTTCTTGATGCATATTGAATTTTAGGTTGTGAAGTACCATTATTTAAAATATAAATTGAAAAATTAGCTCCATGAATCTTTTCAGTCACTATACAAGTAGAATCATAATATTTTGGACTATGTATAGCTCTATAACCAACAGATTCAGATAATATCGAATTAAAGCTTTCAAACTCCATTCTTTATAAATATATTTTTAATACTGATATAAATCAATTTTCTGCAAAAACCCTTTCATATCTTAAACACTTCAAATCAAGGTTACTTTAAATTAGGACCTTGAAAGGGTTAAAAATAAAATGAATTTTTTCTTCTAAAAAATTAATAGATAAAGAAAGATGGATAACTTTGAGCTAACAGAGTGTACTTATGAGTGTATCAAAGATACATTTTATTATGGTCTCTTTGGAGACTTTAAACTGGTTATAGATAAGGCTACCGGGTACTTTAATGCAACCAAGTTGTGTTTCATATCAAATACCCTAGCAACATCTTTAGCCTTGAAAAATACCTTATCTTCACTTCTTTCTCCTCTCGTTTCGACATTGTATAAATTACCTAAATCATCCATAAATTTTTCAGAATCTTCAAGTACTATTAAAGGTGGTAAAGGGTCATACTTGTATACACAATTTGAATTTAGAGAAGGTAAGTTCGATTTAGACCACTCTTCAGAAAGAAATAGTTTGGCCTTTAAAACCTTTGAAGTAACCACAAACGGGTTATCTTCTATTTTCATAGCATACAAGTAGTCTGTTTTGGGTATAGCATGTTTCTTAACAACCCTCTAATACTTGATCCACACCCTTTGAAAAAAAGAGTATCGAACGATTTTAGTTCGTCAGCTGAATAGTATAGTTTGTTGTTTATATTATATGTGTTTGGTAGTACATATTTATTAACTAGAAAATAAAAACAAATACAAGATTTGTCCTAAGGGTTAATGGTCGATTTATAGATATAATAAATGATTGAAGTGATCTTTATAGTATTGAGCGTCATGTTTGGTACACTATTGTACGACAAAACGAGGCGATCAAAATTTGTTTTAAAAGAAGGTTTTCACGACCATCCAAACACAATAAAAACAAGAAGGCAATTTACACCATCGTATGCTGGTTTTATAAACAATTTAAATAATGATGAATTTAGTCCATACAAACTATCTTCTCAGATGGAGACATATCAACCTATCGACTACGATAACAATATTGCATCGATTTATGGTTACAAACCGGAAGGATATGATACAACACCCAAACCAACCATTGCAACGTGTACCGAGAACGATGGTTTTTTAGGGATGAACAGATGGTGTGGGTGTGAAGCTTTGAGCTCGAATGGAACCACCGAAACAGCTACGAGACGTTTAATTGGCGGAGTCAACCCTAGAACATTGATTGCTCCAATGATAATACCACCAATAGCGGATATGTACGAATGGGGTACAGACAATTATACGATTCATTCGGCCACAAACAACCATAAATCAGACGAATTGTTTTTGTCTGGTTACGTAACCCTTGACGATTGTACATGTAGAGGCGTGTGTAATTGTGGTCGAAAATGGTCCAAACCACTCATAAAAGAAGGTTTTGAAACGAAGAATTGTCCAAAAGCTGTTGCTGACCACAATTATCTCAGCCCGTATGACGTATCGGAAGAGCGCTTGTCTAGACCACAAATTTTACAGAATTATGGAGTTTCGACGGTACCAGAAAAACAGGTGTACACGTCCATTACTAACGGTGAAGATTTATTGTTTATCGAAAATCAAAAACATGGTAACAATTTACCTTATAAAAAAGATTATATTACCGGCGATGAGCCAAGTATGATTTACGACCCTAGGATGGTCGGTTATTCAGACTCCCAACGAGGTTACGTCGATAAGCTTTTAGGTCAGCCTAAATTTTACTATGACGATATTAATGCTGCTCGGGCACCAAATTACATAACTAGAAACAAAATAGATATTTATTCTTTCGGTGAGTCGACTGGTAGACTGAAAGATCCTAAAAATTGTATGTTTTCGGGAAACAATAACCAACTAGCAGTCGAAGAGTTCCACAATTCTGCACTTCAGCACCGCGCCGACTTGATGCAGTCGTTGATGAACAAGAGGAATGGAGAGATGTGGCAACTCAGACAATACCCAATATCTACAAATGGTCAGCGTATGCTTGGTGGAACGTCTAAAATTTAATTTTTAATGGTTTTTAAAAACCATTAAAAATAGTATTAATTGTTTTTACTTTGATAGGCTTCAATCATACATACAACATCCGCTATATCATCTTTCTTGTTTAAAGCTTGATAGTACCCTAAATTTTCATCTCTTAAGACGGTAGACGCAAATTCAATAGTCCATTTCTTACGGTCTTTTTTAGTCTTTAATTTTTCAGCTCCAAGTTTCTTAGTTTTCATGGAGGCATCATAGTTTAAAATTTTCTTTTCTGGATAGTGGATTTTAAGGTACGCTTCAAGGTAATGGGAAAGTTTTAAAGCCTGTAGGTTAATGGTCATTTGTCTCTCTATCAAAAAAGTATCACAATCATTCCAATAGTGGTGGTAATCATCCATTATTTGAAACATTGAAATGCCTAAATCCACAGGTTTGCTACCTTTCTTAGTTTTGACTAAAATTAGGTCAACCATATCCTTTTTTACAATTTTGTCTGGTTTAGAAATATTAAGGTTAGACATCATCTCACTTAATTCATCTTTTTTTAAATGGTTCAAATCGCTCTTGACGATTTTATCCGTCAAACTAATGGTCTTTAAAAGTATAAAATCATCGCCTTTTTTAACCGCGAATGCGAAATTTTTAATTCCCATATCGAATGCTGCAATCATCCTTTATTTAATAACAAAAATCCACTTTTTTTGTTTGGGGTGTGGATCATAGTCCCTTGTTGTTGTCTAGTAGCTCATCATTCTTAACAACAGAACTCGAAAAACATAAAATGAATTTTAACCATAAAAAAATTGTAAAATAAATAATGGAACAAATACTATCAGAACAAAATAGATTAAGCATTGTCAGGGACTATTTTAAAGTTAATGGTTTGGTCAAGCACCAAATCGACACTTTTAATTGGTTCGTGACTAAAGGGTTAAAAACCATCATTAACAACGAGCCTAGCATCAACTATGAATCGATCAAATATGACAACTATTCTCTAAAATTTAGTAACATTTGTGTGGAGTCACCAACCATTATAGATGATGATCGAAGCGTTAGGTATTTGTACCCACAGGAAGCTCGCAACAAAGATCTAAGTTATACAGGTAACGTATGTGTTGACATTATTGAAACAATCGAAAACAATGAAGGAAAGCCACCACATATCAACGAACAATACCGAGTGCCGATCGCCAAGATTCCAATTATGGTTTTATCCGATGTATGTCATTTAAGATGTTTTACACCTGAAGAAAATGAAAAAATTAATGGTCATTCAGAAGCAGATAAAGGCGGTTATTTTATTATAAACGGAAAAGAACGTGTTTTAATTGGTCAAGTGCGAAAAGCTTACAATAAACCATTATGTTTTGTCAAATCCACATCTCAAAAAGAAGATGTTTTAATCTGTGAAATGAGAAGTATGTGTGAAGAAACATTCCATTCTACATCTGTACAAGTCAAAATGATTAAGAATAAAATTGTCGTGTCTCTCAAACTAAAGAAAAAACTAGTAGATATCCCAGTTGGTATAATTTTCAAATCTTTGGGTTTCGACCCTCAAACTATGGGTAAAAATTTCCACGATCTATTTGGTGTGCCCAAGGAACTTTACAAGTATATTGATACCATAAAAAATGACTGTGTTGAAGAATTTTCAATAGAAAATAATAATAATAATAGTGATAGTGAACCAGAAAGCGATGAAGAAGAAACATTGGTAAAAGTTTTCAGAAATATGAGCGTAAGCGCTGACAAAGAAGAAACAACTGGTACTTTGACCATTGAAGATATCAAAAAAAGTTTAGATATGGATTTATTTCCTCATTTAGGGATAACATCAACCAAAAAACAAAGGGCAGAACTCTTGTTTTTTATGGTTAAAAAGTTTCTTTTAACTCTTACAGGCAAAATAGAGGTTGATAATAGGGACGATTACAACCATAAACGGGTTGAAACAGCGGGCGAACTGTACTACTTTCTATTTAGACTGTTGTACAAGAAATTTCAGAAAAATTGTATACTCCAAATCCGTAATCGAAAGCCGGACATTTCAAATTTTCTAAGAACTTCGGGCATCACAACAGGTATATTGTACAGTTTTTCGTCTGGATATTGGGGAGTTCAACGCAACACTTATATAAGAACCGGGGTGTCACAAGTAGTAAACCCAAAAGTCTCTATGATATCAAACTACTCCAGTCTAAGACGTGTCGTCATACCAGAGAGCAAGGATGGGAAAGAAGCTAAAACATCAGAGATTCGACAGATACACCCTTCTAGCGCTTTTTTGGTGTGCCCGGTTGAAACACCCGAAGGTAAAGGAGTAGGTATAGTGTTGAATATGGCCATCTTCGCTCATATCACCACAGGTATACCGACATGTGAAATTATGGATCTGATAACCACATTTAACGTTTTATGTGATTGTAAGGTTAAAAACAAGGAGAGATGTTATCCAATTTTTGTTAATGGTGCTCCATTCTTTACTGGTCACGTTGACACCATCCACACCATTAATTTTTTGAGCAGTATAAACATTAGTATAGTGGTCAATCACAAGTTACAAATTATTGAAATTTTTTCAGATCCTGGAAGGCTTATTAGACCTGTTTTTAATTTGGACAATATTCGACTATTTAAATGTCCAATTGAACCTACATTTAATTTTTTTATGAACAATCAATTATTAAAATACGTTGATATAAACGAGGTTCAAACACACCCTACGGCTATCGAACCAAAAGATTTGGTAGACAACCCCACTATTCCTTACAAATTTATGGAAATGCACCCATGTGGTATGTTGGGTATAGTCGCTGGAATAATACCGTTCTCTGACCGTACTCAGTCGGCTAGAAACTGTTTTTATACCTCAATGGTAAAACAAGCCATAGGGTTTGTACCATGTCACAATTTGAAAACCGAAACAGTTTCACATACCCTAAACTATCCTCAAAAACCACTTGTGACCACAGACATTGCAGAAGCCAACGGCTTTAACGACTATCCAAACGGTATTAACGCAATAGTTGCTATAGCATGTTATACGGGGTACAATCAAGAGGATAGTATTATCCTAAACAAAGCATCGATTGAAAGAGGGTTGTTTGGATCCATCACATACAATACTTATACAGCCGAGGAAAAGAAAAACGGTATCGTTGAAGAAAGGATAGTTGTGCCATTGGATTCAATTAAAACCAGAGATTGTAATTATGGTTTACTAGCATCAAACGGTGTCGTTCGAAGAAGACAAAGAGTTAAAAAGGGGGATGTTGTAATAGGTAAAGTAACCATAAAAAATAAAAACGAAGAGGAAAGGATGGTAGACAGCAGTATTGTTATCCAAGCGGGAGAAGAAGGTTTTGTTGACCGTATAATTGATACCGTAAAAGATGGTTGTAGGATAGTTAAAGTGGTTATCGGACAACTACGTTTACCCGAGATCGGAGACAAGTTCTGCTCGGGGATGGCACAAAAGGGAACTTGTGGTATGATTTATCCACAGGAAGATATGTTGTTTGCGGCTGATGGCATGGTTCCTGATATAATCATAAATCCAAACTGTATACCGTCAAGAATGACCATAAACCAAATTATAGCAACTGTTATGGGTAAATTGTACTGTATTGATCCCAAACCAGAATACAGAAATGGTCTTCCTTTTAGGGGGAATTCAAGCACTATTTTAAACGATTTATGTCAAAGTCTAACAAGGCATGGTTTCAACCATTCTGGATCAGAGTATATGTATTGTGGTTTCACAGGTAAGAAAATTAAAAATGAAATTTTTATGGGTCCAGTGTACTATCATCGACTCAAGCATATGGTGGCTGATAAAATGCATGCTCGGTCTCACGGTCAAGTGACAACCTTACACCGACAACCAAATTGTGGTCGTTCTCAAGGTGGAGGTTTAAGATTTGGGGAGATGGAGAAAGATTGTATGCTGGCTCATGGCGCAACCAAGTTCTTGAACGAACGGATGTTCTTGTATAGTGACCCGTTTGAAATAAATGTGTGTGGTGATTGTGGGGGTATGACTAGTAGTAGTAAAAAATGTCACTGTTGTGGTTCGGTCGATATTAAAAGATGCAACATACCATATTCTTCAAAAAATTTATTACAAGAACTTAATGGTATGGGAATCAAGATTAAAATTGGTGTTTAAGTTATCTGGTACTAAGATACCATATTATTCGGTATAAATTTTTAATGATTAAAGTAATCATTAAAAATTATCACTCTTGACAAATGGGACCTAAAGGGTTTTCGGTCCAAATTGACCAATAAGTCAGTAGGACGTGGGACATTATGTCTGAAAGGGTTAAAAATAAGTATAATCCATCCAACCACCAGAAATTTGAATAGTAATACCACCCGCTGTTTTTGAATCCCTATTAAAGAGAGGTGTCAGTGAAACTGGTGATACACCATTATTTTTATAGTAAACATTGCAATAGATAGCCAGAGATGGTCCATACAAGCCAACTGTTGATAATGTAAAATTTTGGGTTAATACCGTGTTTGCATTGGTTGATGAGAGCGTATACTGATTCGGAGGCGTTGATTGGAAAATAGAGGTGCAAAGAGGTGGTATTCCAGTTCCACCACCAAAAATTCCAGGTATATGAGCTTGAAATGCGTCTGTAATGGATGTACCAGACCATCCAAATGAAGGTGAATAAGTTGTACCTCCAGCTGCACTTTGGTAGTTCCAGGAGTAATTAATTTTGACTCCCTGACCCGGATTAACATTTACGGTATAACCAGGCATAGGAATCGGTGAAGTTGGACTAGTTGCACTTCCCAATATAGTATAAACAGCATTAGATTGGACCACGTTCAATACACCGGTGGCAGACAAAGTACTACCAGTCAAAGATAATCCAGCACCAATGGTTAGATCGGTAACAACAGAACTCCCCTGACTTGATCCCTTCAATTGACCATTATTAGATGTATTTGCAAGTTTAGAGTTAGTAATAGCCTGTGGTTTAACCAATCCAATACCCGAGTTTGCCGCCGTTTGTGTCAAGTCTCCAGAAGGGTCAAAACTAATCACGCCGAATTGGGTATTTCCAGCTTTCGGTAAGGTAGTCGAGTCCACTACCAAAGTAGTCCCCGTAAGGTTCAAACCAGACCCTAAACTAATATCGCTTACCACACCACCACTGCTTGTTCCTTTCAAGGTTGAATTGGAACCAACGCTCAATTTTATATTTGTGACAGCTCCACTCGAGATAATGGGGGCTGAAGCCGAAGTTCCAACACCTCCTAAATCTCCGGCTAGCTGAACCTTACCTTTGACCAAAGTTGTCGCGTCTGGTGTACTTGAACCTGTTATTTGAGCGTCGACATAGGCCTTGTTTGTAAGATCGTTAGGGTTAACAGGAGCCACAGGTTGCGAGATAGCACCCGACATTGTGCCTCCTACAAGTGGTAAAAACGAACCAGAAAGAGAAGACGTGTTGACGTCTAAAACGGTTCCAGATATGGACAGACCCGACCCTAAACTTAAATCTGTCGC